ATTATATCTAAGGACGGCACCATTGGTGAGATATACAATATAAATGGACTAAATATTGCACTACCTCTCGTCCCAAATATTGTGTATAAAAGGGACGAAAAGAAGGATAAGCAGTACTGGGAGGCGGCAGATTATCCAAAAGAACTACACAATATAAAGTCTATATTCCAGTGGCACACAATGCAAAAAGACTTCAAGGCAAAGTGGGTTGACTACATAGAGAATGAATTCGTAAGGCGTGAGGATGGAATGTTCTTTATGAATAATGGAGTTCCAACTTATATAACAGGGAGTCACTATATGTACCTTCAGTGGACAAAGATTGACGTAGGTCATCCTGACTTCCGCGAGGCTAATAGGATATTCTTTATCTTCTGGGAGGCCTGTAAGGCTGACGATAGGTGCTTTGGTATGACGTACCTAAAGATCAGACGTTCTGGATTCTCATTTATGGCATCGTCAGAATCTGTAAATGTGGCAACACTTGCAAAGAATGCAAGGATTGGTATATGCTCAAAGACTGGAGGAGATGCTAAGGCTATGTTTACTGATAAAGTTGTGCCTATATCAAGTAATTACCCGTTCTTCTTCAAGCCTATTATGGACGGTATGGACAAACCAAAAACTGAATTAGCCTACCGTGTGCCAGCGTCTAAGATTACCAAGAAGAATATGTACGAGAGCGATAACTCAAACCTTGAGGGATTAGACACGTCTATCGACTGGAGTAACACGTCTGACAACTCGTATGACGGTGAGAAGTTGAAGCTTCTCATTGAGGATGAGTCTGGTAAGTTAGAGAAACCAAACAATATACTAAATGGGTGGAGAGTTCGTAAGACCTGTCTACGTTTGGGTAGTAAGATTATTGGAAAATGCTTGATGGGATCTACGGTAAATGCCCTTGAGAAGGGTGGTGGAAACTTTAAGAAATTATATGAGGACTCTAAGATTAATACTAGAAATGCAAATGGGCAGACAAAGACAGGACTATACGCTTTATTTATTCCTATGGAGTGGAATTTTGAGGGTTATATTGATAGGTACGGTATGCCTGTTTTTAGACAGCCTAATTCACCAATAGACGGCGTAGATGGAAGGCTTATAAGGATAGGAGCTATTGACTTCTGGGAGAACGAGGTTGACTCGCTTAAGAATGATCCTGATGCACTTAACGAGTTCTATCGTCAGTTCCCAAGAACAGAGAGTCACGCGTTTAGAGACGAGAGCAAGGCATCTATATTTAACCTTACTAAAATATATCAGCAGATTGATTATAATGACTCACTTATAAAAGACAGGGTTCTTACAAGGGGTTCGTTTCATTGGAAGGATGGTAAGGAAGACAGCACAGTTGTCTGGACTCCAGACGTTAGGGGCAGGTTCTTAGTGTCCTGGATTCCATCAAATCAGCTTATGAATAATGTAATCACAAGGAACGGAGTTAAACAACCTGGTAACGAGCACATTGGGGCTTTTGGGTGTGATCCGTACGACATATCTGGAACGGTAGGTGGTGGAGGATCTAAGGGAGCTCTTCACGGACTTACTAAGTTTAATATGGATAACGCGCCAAGTAATGAGTTCTTCCTTGAGTATATAGCCAGACCACAAACAGCAGAGATATTCTTCGAGGACGTGCTTATGGCGTGTGTGTTCTATGGTATGCCAGTTCTTATAGAGAACAACAAGCAGAGGTTACTGTATCACTTTAAAACAAGAGGCTATAGAGCATTTTCTTTAAACAGACCTGACAAACCTTCTCACAAGCTTTCTAAGACAGAAAAAGAGCTTGGAGGTATTCCTAACTCGTCTGAGGATGTTAAGCACGCTCACGCGTCTGGAATTGAGTCATATATAGAAAAGTACGTGGGATTAGACCTAGAGGCTACGTACAGAGATCCAGACGAAATGGGTTCTATGTACTTTACAAAGACTTTGGAGGACTGGGCTAAGTTTGATATAAATGACAGGACCAAGTTTGATGCTGCAATTAGTTCAGGATTAGCCATAATGGCAACTCAAAGATCCACATTCCAGGCAGTTAAAAAAGATTCGAAAATAAGTATTAAATTTGCAAGATATAATAACAACGGAAGATATAGCGAAATAATAAAGTAAATGAAGGATGTAACCATTAACATTAATCCTGCAGGTTTCCCAAGTCAATTTGCTTCTGATAAAGAAAAAGCAACATACGAATACGGTCTTCAGATTTGTCAGTCCGTGCAATACGAGTGGTTCAGACGCGACAGTGGTACCTGTAAATTCTATAATCAGTGGGGTGAATTTCATCGTCTTAGGTTATACGCAAGGGGAGAACAATCAGTTGCTAAATATAAGAACGAGTTATCCGTAGATGGTGACCTTTCTCATTTAAATTTAGATTGGACACCAATTCCAATTATACCAAAGTTTGTCGATATCGTTGTTAACGGTATGTCTGACAGACTTTTTAGAGTTAAGGCTTATGCTCAGGATGCAGTTTCTGCAGAGAGACGTAGCAAGTATCAGGATATGATAGAGACTGATATGGTGTCTAAGGATATTCTGAATCAGATAAAGGATAGCTTTGGGGTTGATGCGTTTGATACAAATGCTGATCAGCTTCCTCAGGATTCAGAGGAGCTTAATTTATTTATGCAGATCAACTATAAACCAGCGATAGAGATTGCTGAGGAGACTGCAATTAACACGATACTAGAGGATAACAAATACTCAGATACAAGAAGCAGAGTTGATTACGACTTAGCTGTGCTTGGTAAGGGAATAGTTAAGCACCAGTTTCTTCCAGGAAGTGGCGTTCAGATTGACTACGTAGATCCTGCTAATATAGTTCACAGTTATACAGAGGATCCGCACTTTAGGGATTGCTTCTACTGGGGAGAGATAAAGACTGTAGCTATTACTGAACTACTTAAGATTGATCCTACGCTTACTAACGAGCAGCTTGAAGAGATTTCAAAGTACAGTCAGTCCTGGTACAACTACTACAACAACGCACAGTTCTATCAGAACAGCTTGTTTAGTAGAGACTCTGCTACTCTTCTTTATGTTAATTATAAGACAACTAAGAAGTTTGTTTACAAAAAAAAGATACTAGATACAGGCGGTGTTAGAATAATTCAGAAGGATGACACGTTTAACCCTCCTAACGAGATGATGGAGGACGGTAAGTTCGAGAAGATAGAGAAGACTATTGACGTGTGGTACGATGGTGTTATGGTGATGGGTACTAATATTATGTTGAAGTGGGAGCTTTCTAAGAATATGGTTAGACCTAAGTCATCATCTCAGCACGCGCTTCCAAACTATATAGCAGTAGCTCCAAGAATGTATAAGGGTAACATAGAGTCTTTGGTTAGACGTATGATACCATTTGCTGACTTAATTCAGGTTACTCATTTAAAGTTACAGCAGGTTATATCTAAGGTTGTACCTGACGGTGTGTTCATCGATGCTGATGGACTTAACGAGGTTGACTTGGGTAACGGTGCAGCATATAATCCAGAGGATGCGTTAAGACTATACTTCCAGACTGGTAGTGTTATCGGTAGAAGCTATACCCAGGATGGTGAGTTTAATAACGCAAGGGTTCCTATTCAGGAGCTTAACTCTAACAGCGGTCAGGGTAAGATAGCTTCGCTAATTGGAAGTTATAACCACTACCTAAGTATGATTAGAGACGTTACAGGATTAAACGAGGCTAGGGACGGTAGTATGCCAGATCCTAACTCATTGGTTGGTCTACAGAAGCTTGCAGCGGCAAACTCAAACACGGCTACAAGACACATACTGGACGGAAGTCTAAGCATAACTAAGGGATTGGCTGAGGCTATATCATATAGAGTTGCCGATATATTAGAGTACTCTGACTTTGCAGAGACATTCGCTATGCAGATCGGTAAGTATAACGTGAGTCTTCTTGACGAGATTAAGGAGATGTATATATATGACTTCGGTATATTTATAGAGATGTCTCCAGACGAGGAGGAGAAAACTAAACTAGAGCAGAACATTCAGGTTGCTCTTTCAAGAGACGCAATTACACTTGAGGATGCTATAGATATTAGAGAGATAAACAACATTAAGCTTGCCAATCAGTTGCTTAAACTTAAGAGACGTAAGAAGCAGGAGCAGGATCAACAGAACGCTATGCAGGCTCAACAGATGCAGGCTCAGATCAATGCTCAGTCTCAGCAGATGGCTGCTCAGAATGCTTTACAACAAATTCAGGCAGAGACACAGTCTAAGATGCAGATTAAGCAGGCAGAGATTGGATACGAGATAGAGAAGATGAAATCTGAGGCTCAACTTAAGATGGAACTTATGAATATTGAGTATCAAATGAATATGCAGCTTAAGGGTATTGAAGCTCAGTCTATAACTATGAAGGACGAGATGAAGGAGAAGGCTAAGGATAACAGAATACTAAAGCAGGCAACGACACAATCTAAACTGATTGAGCAGCGTAAGAACAACTTACCACCTGTAGATTTCGAATCAACAGAGGATTCTCTTGACGGATTTGATTTGGCTGAGTTTGAGCCGAGATAATATAAGAAAATAATTACTAACTTTGCAAAAAAATAAATAATGGCATTAACATCAGGAACTAGGTTTATAGGTATATCTCCAAATGTAAATCTAAAAGAAAGAAAGTCAGCTGTATTAAATGCAGAGACTGAACCATTTACAGCTCAGGATATAGCAAATTTTGTTGGAACAGGTTCTCAAGGACCTCAGGGAGTTCAAGGACCAGCAGGACCTGTAGGACCTGTAGGACCAGCAGGTTTAAATTGGCAAGGATCTTGGACATCTGGAACGTCTTACATAGCAGATGATGCGGTAGGATATGCTGGTGCGTCTTGGTTCTGTATACTAGCAACTTCAGGAACTACTACTCCAAACTTAGATACAACACACTGGGCACTATTAGCTTCACAAGGAGCACAAGGTATTCAAGGAGTTCAAGGACCTACTGGACCACAGGGAGCGTCTGGTGGAGCTGGAACATTGCAGCAGACTGTTAATAATGGGAATACCATTACAAATGGTGTAACAACAATGACAGTATTAGCTGACTCTATAAAAACAAATGATTTCCTTGGAGGGAAAATAGAGTTAGTATCTACGGCTGGAGCTAATCCATTTTTAAAGATAGGCTTACCTTCTTCTGTTGGTAAGACAGTAACTTTAACGTCAGCAGACTCTCAAACAGCAAGTAGAACTATTAAGTTGCCAGATGCTGATGGAACCGTTGCTTTAGTTGATTATAAAGTATATTCAGCTTTAATATCTCAATCAGGAACAGGAGCTCCAACAGCTAAAGTGCTTAAAAATACAACAGGCGCAACCTTTACATATTCAAGAAATGGATATGGAGACTATACTGTTACGGCTTCTTCTAATGTTTTTACAGCAAATAAAACAGCGTCCGTATTTAGTTTAAATACAGGAGGTGCTTATTCTGATGCAACGATGAATTTTAGATATGTTGGGGCCACATTTTTTTCAATAGAAACTTTACAACAATTTAGTTTTACAGATGGAATTATGGCAGATACTTTTATAGAAATTAGAATTTATAATTAATAAATAAATAATATGACAACAGAAGACATTGCAGGGAGATTAGCTACGTTTCACGAGCAGTTCCATATGATTCACTGGGAGACAAGAAGTTTCGCAGAGCACAAGGCAACAGGAGGATTCTATGAGTTCTTACAGGACTTCAAGGATGAGGTTATTGAAAAGATAATGGGTTATACTGGAAAGAGAATTAAGGGTATGCGAATTGAGCCTATGAAGTCTGGTCAGGATGCTTTAGAGCTTACAGACCAGGTATTAATGTTCGCTAACGAACTTGAGGTTTTTGGAGATGTTAATAGATTTCCAGATATCTGTAATATGGCTCAATCACTTTCAGGTGAGGCAGCTAAGCTAAAGTATTTATTGACTCTGTCATAAAACTATAAATTTAATAAATCAAATCAAATGGAAAATTTTACAGTGCGCGATATTGGCGCAGGGGAGGAACGCTCTATTCAAGAAATTGAACAAGAGTTATTAGACAAACACGAGGAGAAGTTTAATCAGGATGTTCAGCAGGAAGAAACGTTCATTGAGAATGAACAAGTTGAGACTAATGAACAAGTTGAGACTACTCCAGAATTAAGAGACGAGGACGTGTTGTCTTATATTAAGGGTAGATACAACAAGGACATCAACTCTGTTGATGAACTATTTAAGGAGAGAGAGACTAATGAGGAGTTACCCTCAGATGTTTCAGCTTTCTTAAAGTATAAAAAAGAAACTGGTAGGGGTATTGATGACTTTATGAATTTAAGTAAGGACTTCAGTAAATTATCTCCAGAGAAGCTTTTAGCTGAGTATTACTCAGTTACCGAGTCAGACTTGGATGACGAGGATATCAACTATATGATCGAAGATAAATTTGGATACGATCCAGACTTTGATGAGGAGAAGGATATTAAGAAGAAAGAAATCGCCAAGAAGAAAGAGCTTGCCAAAGCTAAGAAGTTTTTTGAAGATCAGAAGGAGCAGTACAAGTCACCACTTGAGTCAAGGGGTAGCTCAGTTCCAGATGAGGATAAGGAAAACTACAACGCTTACAAGAAATACGTTCAAGACGCACAGACCGTGCAGCAAGAGAGTTACAAAAAGTCTGAGTATTTTCAGAAGAAGACTGAGGAACTTTTCAACCAGGATTTCAAAGGTTTTGATTTCAACATTGGTGACAAGGATTTAAAGTTTTTACCTGGTGATCCAGCAGATTTAAAGAAGTCTCAATCTGATTTAACAAATTATATATCTAAGTTCTTAGATAACGATGGGTTAATTTCAGACGCTGTAGGTTATCACAGATCCTTATCTGTAGCTATGAATCCTGAAAAATTTGCTAGGTTCTTTTATGAGCAAGGCAAAGCTGAGGCGTTATTAGATACCGCCAAACAAACAAAGAATATAGATATGGAGGTTAGAACATCTCCTCAATCTATCAGCTCATCAGGAGTTAAAGTAAAAAGTGTAGACGATGGTGGTGGTCGTGGACTTAAGTTTAAAAATATAAAATAACATTAAAAAAATTAAAAAATGTCAGTATTATCTACA